GTGTCACCATTGTTTTAGACGCTATGCCACCTGAGCTATTAGTGCAACGCTGGGGCAGTTATACCTCCTCGATGCCAAGAAGTTACTCGATCAGAGGTAGCGATTTACTGCTAGGTCCAACACCCAATGGTAACTATTCATTAACATTAGAGTATCTGGCAGCGATACCGGGCTTATCTGATACCAACACAACCAATGATATTTTAACTAATTATCCTGATGCGTACCTCCATTGCTGCTTAATCTACGCAGGGCAATACACGCGTGATAATGAAATTATAGCCGGCATGGAAAGCCTATATGGCGCTGATGTTGAGCGCATTAATCTACAAAACTGGGGGCAATCAGCCACCATGACGATGAAGCAGGGGTAAATAATGGCACTCGAAACAGGTAACTACATCAATGATCTGGTTATTACTTCACCGACTTCAACCGACCCAAAGAGTCAAGGCGACGATCATTTAAGACTACTTAAGACAGTATTAAAAGAAACGCTCAATGGCTTTACTGGCGCTATTTTAGTGACTGCAACCGATACAGGTACAGCAACAGGTCATATCTTAACGCCTAGCACTGCTCTAATTGGCTACACGCCTATGTTGTGCTTACTTTATAAAGCAAATATTACTAATACGGGTGCATTAACCGTTAATGTGTCTGGTTTAGGTGTTAAATCAATCAAAACGATGGCTGGTGCTGATCCTACGGCTGGGGACATTGTAGCTGGCTATCCAATGTTATTAATGTATGACGGCACTAATTTTGTTACGTTAGGTGGATCGGAGTTTTTAAGCAAGACAGGCAATCAAACACTCACCGGAAACCTAACACTAACGGGTAGTGAAACAATTAGTGGAACATTAGGCGTTACAGGATTAACAACACTTAATGCAGCTATAGGATTAACTAGAACTGCTGGCGATAACACAACTAATCTTGCAACGACTGCTTTTGTAACAACATCGACAGCAAATGAAGCTGCAATACGGTTAGCGGCAGATAACTTGCGCGCACCATTAGCTTCTCCTGCATTAACTGGAACACCAACGTCGACAACTGCATCGGCTGGAACAAGTACAACACAAATTGCAACGACTGCTTTTGTAACGACTTCTACAGAAAATGAAGCTGCAATACGGTTAGCGGCAGATAACTTGCGCGCACCATTAGCTTCTCCTGCATTAACTGGCACTCCAACATCGCCAACCGCATCGGCTGGAACAAGTACGAATCAAATAGCAACCTGCGCTTTTGTTACTGCAACAGCATTTAACGCAGCACTACCAGCACAAGCAGGAAACGCAGGTAAGTTTGTCACAACTGATGGCACTAATGCAAGTTGGGCAGAGCTTGTTATTCCATCTTATTTATTAATGGCTCAAGGGATAATTTAATATGTCAACTACAGCACAATATGCCTCAACTCCCGTATTTGGAGCGGCACTACTAACAACCGCAGATACTTCATTGACTGCTCCTACAACAGTCGGAACAGTTTTAACGGCTGGTTCGAATGGCACTCGTATTGATTTTATTGATATTCAAGGTGTAGCAAACACAGTGGCAGGTATTGTTAATTTATTTATTTACGATGGAACAACCTATCATTTGTGTCAACAAATACCAATTAATGCTGTCACATCAAGCACAACTGCTGTTGCATTTAACGCAATAACATCAACTAACAATTCGCCAAATGTTATGCCGATGATTATACCGACTGGTTATTCATTAAGAGCAACAACCACTATTGCTCAAACTGGCGTAAAAGTTATTGCTTATGGAGGTAACTTCTAATGAATAAAGGTTCGTATGGCTATCCTTTACCGCCTAATGGTTTTGTTCGTGTTGCTCCTGCTGAATGGAGGCAATATAAATTAATCACTACAACTACATCAACCGAAACTGTCCCACAAAATGTGTTTCAAATAGGCGTAGCTGTTTTTGGCGGTGGTGGCAATGGTGCTGGTAATAGCACACTTGCTGGTGGCGGTGGTGGCGGTGGTTTTGCATTTGGTATTGTCGATGTAATACCAGGTCAATTATTACCAACCATTACAATAGGTGCATCAGCAGGTACTTCATCATTTGGTACATTGTTATCTGCAACAGGCGGTACAAGCGGAAGTGCAGGAACAGGCGGAGCAGGTGGTTCTGGTTCTGGCTCACCGTTATTACGTGGGTTTATGACAGCTTCTGGCGGTGTTGGTGGCACAGCTACAACAGCAGGAAAAGGAGGTGGTGGTGCGGCTGGCTCTTTTTATGGTGTTGGTGGTTATGGTGGTTCGTCAACAGGTGGTAATGCGGGTGGTGGTGGATTAGGAGGAGGTAACTGTGGATTAACAGCAACAGGATACTATAGTGGTGGCGCTGGCGTTGGGTTTGCAGGATCAATTGTTGGTACAACTGGTAGTACGGTGGGAGGAGGAACAGCTAGTTCTGGTTCTAATGGAGGCGCAGGGCTAAATGGACAAGGAGGAACTTCAACAACAGCAGCTACAAGCAACAATTTAAGCTCTCCATTTTTACAATTAATTACCAAAACATTTGGCGGTGGCGGTGGTTATGGCAGCAGTTTTGGCGGTGTAGGCGCAACAGGCGGAGGTGGGGGTGGTACTGGCAGTAGTAGTGGTGGCAGTGGTGGTTTTGGCGGTGGAGGAGCTACTGCGGGTAATGGTGGTTTTGGTGGTGGTGGAGGTGCTGCTAGCACTGGAGGAGATGGTGGCTTTGGTGGTGGTGGTGGTGGTGGTAATACTACTACTCAAGCAGGCTCTGGTGGAACAGGCGCAGTAATATTGTATTGGACAGAAGGTTACTAAAATGACAAATTATGCAAGAAATGTTAATGACGTAGCTGTTGATGTAACAACTACTGATCCAACCACTATTTACTATCCAACAGTTGCCGCTGAATTTATTGTTGTGCCAGCAGATGTTGAAAACGGATGGTTGTACAATGAAACAACTAAGAAGTGGAGTGCGCCTCCACCTCCTCCTGTGCCTCCAACACCTGTGCCTGTGCCTCCGATAGTAACAGCAGTGCAGTTTATGATGCTATTTTATCCACAGGAACAAGCGTACATTCAAAACTCAACTGATCCTATAGTAAAAGTGTTTTGGACTCGTTTTCAAGATATTAGAGTGACTGAAGTTAATCTTGCACTTGATTCTATGAGTCAAACTCTTGATTATTTATCAGCAACTAATGTTGATCCAGCTTTAACACCTCCTGCACCTTATTTGGCGGCAGGTCGTAAAGCTCAAATATTGACAGGTAAGGCTATATAAATGCCACTGGTTAAGGTAAAAGGAACTGGACAGATAGGTCTTAATCGTGACCTATCACAGTCTGAAATGCCAATTAACGCATGGAGTGACGCAAAGAATATTAGGTTTTTAGATGGCTATGCTTTGCAGTATTTAGGGCATGGTGAAGTCTATAATACGCCTTCTTATGCGCCACTTCATGTATTGCCTTGTAATGTTCAAGGAAATCGTTATTGGGTTTATTTATCTAACTACAAACAATTTTCAGTTACTAATACACCAACAGGCTCACAGCATACAGATATTACCAATCCATTATGGAATGGTTATTATCTTGACCTTGTTACAGAATCTGGATTAACACTTACTGCTGAAAGCGGTGAAACATTAATTAACGGTGGTGTTGGAAATCCAATGAGTTGGACATCTGCTTTGTTGTCAGGCGTTCCAGTCATTAATGCAGCAGATAGTAACTTTCCACCGATGGCGTGGAATCTTAGTAATACATCAAAGTTTATAAGTTTACCAAACTGGCATAGCAATATGTATTGCAAGTCAATTAGGGCTTATAAAAACTTTTTAATTGCTTTAAATGTCACCAAATCAACAGCTACTTATCCATATATGGTGAAGTGGTCACAACCAGCAGATCCTGGTGGATTACCATCAACATGGGACGAAACTGATCCAACTAACCTATCAGGTGAGTTTGACCTTGCTGAAGGTTATGACGTTGTTATTGATGGTATGCAGTTGCGTGACTCATTTATTGTGTATAAAGAGAACAGTACATGGAGATTGGACTATGTTGGTGGTAATTACATATTCAAATCATCAAAGGTGTTTAATAAATCAGGAATCATGAACCGTAACTGTGTTACTGATATTGATGGTTTCCATGTTGTATTAACC